GGAAGAACAGTTAGAAAGGGATTTATTTAATCCGAGCAGTGACCCTTTGGCTAGACCGCTTGCTGGGGTGTATGCGGCAAAAGTAGGTCTGCAAGACACAAGTAATCGGTTTCTGTTTGTGTCTTACAAGGATCTAGTGGAAGACACAGCACAAACATTGAAAGGTATTTATGACTTCTGTGAGTGGGATCAATTTATTCACAACACACATAACATCAAGCCAAAGTACGCTGAAAACGATGATATTTATGGTTTGAAGGGGATGCACAGTGTAAGAAAGAAAGTGAGGTATCAGAAGAACCACACGCAGCTAATGGACGAAACTGTGCAAAAGTGTATGGAGCTAGACAAAGCTCTCAATCTGATCGATACAGCAGTCAACACGGAGGCTAATTATGGGATTTTTAATTGACGTATTTCATGGCGTGACCTTTGCTATAGCACTGTCAGCAGTTCTGTGTGCGACAACTTCTCCGCCAAATAACGAGTGGGCAAAGAAAGCATACCGATTGATGAACATTGCAGCTTTCAACGTCTGGAAATCCGAGGACAAGTGATCCCGCATGGACGTTGGATCAGTTAGCGAAACTGCTCAGATTAGCTGGAAGCAGATAGCGATACAGAAGCAAGAGCGTTTGAGAACCGGCGCTGAAGGCGAGACTGTGCGCGAAGCTGTCGAGACGATCATCCCCACCATCTATACCAAAGAAGGCAACAAAGTTGAGGCGCAGCCACTAGCGCCTACTAAACGAGTGAACGTATCGGTATGACTCCTACAGAGAAAGCCATTGCAAAGATCGAAGCTCACGAAAAGGAGTGCGCCATTCGCTATGAGGCTATTGAGAGGCGCTTGGACTCCGGCAGCAAACGGTTTGATCGTCTCGAATCTATGATTTGGGGAGTATACGTCACGGTCATCCTAGCAGTTGCCTTGCCTCAATTCGTTAACTAACAGTTTTATTAAGCCGTGGTAATTGAGAGCATTGCAGCAGCCACAGCAACGCTTTCGGCTCTGAATAATCTGATAGCTCAATGCAATGAGACCGGGCAGGGTGTCCAGCAAGTCATGGGCATGATCTCTGACTTTGGCGAAGGCATTACTGAATTTGAGGCGCAACGCCGACAAAGCACGTTCAAACCTCTTAGCCAGAATGAAATCTTGAAGCTCCAGATGATAAAGCGCCAATACGAGCGTCATTGGCAGTCAGTCCATGATCTTTTATTGGTGGCAGATCCGAAGCTCCTTGACGACTTCAAGGCTGCAAAGGCGCAACAAGACCGTGATAGGCAAGAGCATTTAAGGATGATTGCTCGCAAGAAGAAAGCGCGTGACCATCTTATTAATCAGATTTTAGTTGGAGGCACTACTTTGATTATTGGTGGAGCAATAATTGCAGCGGGGTTTGCCATAATGGTCAAGGTATACGGGTGAGCATATTGGAAAAAGTACTTTGGGCTGTTTTGATTAGTGGTATTGCAGGGCCGACGTTTCTGTTTGCGGTTAGTTACTGGCTAGATCTGCCATGATAATGGCGTTCCTGTTGGTTATGCTGGTAGAGGGCGAGCAAATCGCGGGTCAATTCCATTTCCGCAACATCCACAGGTGTAATCAGTTCGCATACTGGCTGGAGCAGGGGACTATCAAACCCATAGAAGGCAGGCGTTTGAACAACCAGCAAAACATTACAGCGTACTGTATCCCTGTTAAAGTCAGACCAAACATACAATTCTACGACTAATATGGCAGCAAAAAAATTAGAAGAAGGCTCTGAATACGCTGAGTTCGACTCAGATGGAGACGGCATCTTGAGTGATGACGAGATTGAAACAAGCAAAGAGTTGCTAGAACTTAGGCTTCACCACGAGCGAGCAGATGCCCAGCGCGGCATGAGTTGGTTCGCCCTTTGGGGTATGTTGTTATACCCATCTCTCGTCGTTGCGTCTGAGTTCTTTGGGCTGTCCCAAGCTGCAAAAATACTAGGCGATATGGCAGCAGTCTATTTTGTATCCGTTGCAGGCATTCTCGCCGCATTTTTTGGCGCTCAAGCATGGTCAAGTAGGAGATAAGATGTACCACTACAAGGCTAAACTTGTTCGGGTCATTGATGGCGACACCATCGACGTAGACATTGATTTGGGCTTTGACGTGTGGCTAAAAAGACAGCGTATTAGGTTAGCAGGAATTGACGCTCCCGAATCTCGCACCAGAAACAAAGCGGAAAAGGTGTTAGGGCTAGCAGCTAAAGCACGACTGACAGAGCTTTGCTCTGAGGAGATGCAGCTAGAATCTTTGGGGACAGGCAAATACGGGCGTATTTTAGGTATTCCAAAGACATCTGATGGCACAAGTATGTGCCAGATTCTGATTGATGAGGGTCACGCTGTTGAGTATTCGGGTGGCAAAAAAACTAAAGTATGGGCGTAAAAAATAAGGAATAGATTATGAGCCTACTAGCATCTCTCGTCGGCCCCGTAACTGGGCTACTGGATAAATTTATACCTGACGCTGACACTAAGAACGCCTTGGCCCACGAAATTGCCACGATGAGTGAGCGACACGCGCAACAGATTGCGTTGGAGCAGATCGAGGTTCTCAAGCTAGATGCCAAAGGCAATTGGTTCCAATCGTCGTGGAGACCCTTAGCGGGTTATACATGCGTGCTGGGCCTTATGGTGAATTTTCTCATCAGCCCTATCGCAGCGGGGTTCGGATTGATCATCCCTCAAGCTGATGCTGGCGTGATGATGCCGCTCCTCTTGGGAATGCTCGGTTTGGGCGGCGCTAGATCATTTGAGCGCGTTAAAGGTGTTGGTAAGTAATGAGTAAGCTTGTTGAAATGATCAAACGCCATGAAGGCGTTAAGTCCAAGGTGTACCTGTGCTCCGCTGGCTACGAAACCATAGGCGTCGGGCGAAATATCAGCGAGTCTGGTCTTGGTTTATCAAACGATGAGATCGAATACTTGTTGGCAAATGACATAACGCGAGTGAAAGAAGAATTGGCTGACACTTACTTTTGGTTCAACGGCATAAACGAAGCGCGGCAAGACGCAATGATCGACATGTGTTTTAACCTTGGTCTGACTAGATTGCGTGGGTTTGTAAATGCTCTTGAAGCGATGTCTCGTGAACAGTTTGATGTTGCGGCGGATGAATTTATGGATAGTAAATGGGCGCAACAGGTTGGTACAAGAGCGATTCGCGTAACCGAAATGATCCGTAGTGGTGAGTATATCTAATGCCGTTACAGAAATTTATTTTTAACCCCGGAATAAACAAAGAAGGCACAGATTACACCGCTGAAGGCGGATGGTTTGACGGTAATTTGGTGCGTTTTCGCAAGGGCTTACCAGAAAAAATCGGCGGCTGGGTAAAATATATCACGGCTTCTTTTGTGGGAACTGGCAGAAAACTTTTCGGCTGGACATCTCTTGCGGGCACAAAGCTTTTAGGTGTCGGTACATCAAAAAAACTCTACATTCAGGCAGGTACAAACTACAACGACATAACGCCTATACGAGTAACCACTTCTGCCGGTGATGTGACCTTTAGCGCAACTAATGGTTCAAGCTCAATTGATGTAACGGACGCTTCTCACGGCGCAGTTAAAGGCGACTTCGTCACTTTCTCAGGAGCAGCCTCGCTTGGGGGTAACATTATCGCTGCCGTGCTTAATCAAGAGTACGAGATTGACTCAATCACTAGCACTAACGTGTATGTAATCACTGCCAAAGATACCTCTGGAACAACTGTTACGGCGAATAGCAGCGATAGCGGCAACGGCGGTAGCTCAACGGTTGGTACATATCAGATCAATGTCGGCCTTGATGTGTTTGTTGCAGGAACAGGTTGGGGTGCAAGCACTTGGGGCGATGGAGCTTGGGGTTCTAGCACTCCTCTTATCTCCGTCAACCAACTTCGCTTGTGGTCTATGGATAGTTTTGGCGAAGACTTGATAGCAAATGTGCGGGCAGGCCGGATCTACTACTGGGATACCAGCGCGAAAACACTAGGGACTGATAGGGCTGTAGATATCGTTGATTTAACTGGCGCAAACTTCACGCCGACAGCCGCCCTTCAAGTCGTGGTATCCGACGTGGATCGACACGTGATCGCGCTAGGGGCGGACCCTATTAACGCTGCGGCCACCGCACGCACGGGCACGATAGATCCGCTTCTCATTGCTTTTTCTGATCAAGAAAACCCGGCAGAGTGGTTTCCTACGGCAACAAACACTGCGGGTTCACTGCGTTGTTCTGCGGGATCACAAATTATTGGCGGATTGCGCGCTAGACAAGAAACATTGGTCTGGACGGACGTGGCACTGTACAGCTTACAGTTCATTGGTCCGCCGCTGACTTTTGGCTTGAACCTGATCAATGAAGGCGTAAGCCTTGTAGGTCCCAACGCGGCCATTAATACGCCTAATGGCGTGTTCTGGATGGACAAAAAAGGATTTTATGCTTATCAAGGCTCTATTCAACCTGTTCCCTGTAGCGTGAAATCTTATGTTCTAAGCGACTTCAACGAAGCGCAAGCTTTCCAAGTCTTTGGCTTTGTAAACAAACAGTTTGACGAGGTAGGTTGGTTTTATTGTTCATCTACTTCTGACCTAATTGACCGGTATGTGACGTACAACTATGTTGAGCAGACATGGGCAATAGGTAATCTATCGCGCACCGCGTGGCTAGATGAAGGCATCGAAAGTTTTCCGCGTGCAGCAGGCGTCTCTAGCAGCAATAACTACATTTTCAGCCATGAAACAGGCTTTGATGACGAAGACTCGCCAATGGATAACGTGTTTGTTGAAAGCGCGGACTTTGATTTGGGTGACGGAGAGCAGTTTCAATTTGTGCGGCGTTGTATTCCGGACGTTAAATTTACGGGTGATTCCGGCGCAACCCAGACGCTAAACTTTGTTTTAAAAGCGCGTAACTTTCCCGGCGAATCACTGACCACGGATCAAACAACGTCGTTCACAAGCAGCACTACTAAAATCGACACGCGCGCCAGAGGACGGCAAGCTGCTGTTCGTTTTGAATCCGACGACGACGGCACCACAGGTACTCGTTTAGGGGTTGGTTTCAGGATTGGTGGCACGCGTTTAGATCTACAACCGAACGGTCGTCGATGAGTAAGCTACTACAGGGTCGATTGCCGTTCGCCGTCGATGGTGATTCTGTTGACGGAACCACGTTTAATCGCACTATCCGCTTGTTGGAATTAAGTTTAGACTCTTTCGATCCGGATGCGACGCCGCAGTTTGTTACGACAGAAAGGGATCAGCTTAAATTTGACGCTGGTGCTTTGATTTGGAACCCTTCTGTGGGGCGTTTGCAACTGTATACCGGCAATGAGTGGGTGAACCTATCAGACCCTCTGCCGTACATTGTTTCTAAGCTAGAGGCCACAGGCGAAATAGGCGTTGTTCAAGTAGTTACAAACGGGTCAATCGTGGTGAACGTACACGGTTAGATTGGTTCTTCTAATTAAAATAGGCGTATACTCGGGACATGGGACAAGCTGCACTTAAATACGACGACTTTGATGAACTTGACCAAGTTCCTATACCCGAAGGCGGTATCGCTACCTTTTTGACTGCGGAGACCGGATCTTGGGCCGATGACGACGATGACGTGCCACCCAAAGGCATCACGAACGTCGTAAAAATAGCAGACAAGCTGGCCGAATATGGCCGTAATGAAGACGAGTATATGGTCCACGCCGCTGAAGGCGAGACTGTGATACCGATGGAAGTCTTCAACCAAAACCCCGCCCTGAAAGACAAGCTTTTTGCAGAAATGCGCATCATGGGCATTGAGCCAGAACGTTACATAGTCGGTAACGAACTCAACTCCATCAACCCTGTAACCGGTCAGCCTGAATTCTTCCTGAAGAAGTTGTTCAGGGGCTTGAAAAAAATTGTCAAAGCAATACTGCCGGTTGTAGCAACTATCGCTCTTTCCATATTCGCCCCGGGCATAGGCCCTGTGATGGCAAGTGCGATTGTTTCAGGCGCACAAACCGCAATTCAAGGCGGCAGCTTAAAAGACAGCCTCAAAGCAGCAGCGATAGGGGGTATTTCCAGTTTCGCCGGTGGACAAATAGCTGACAAAGCGGGTTGGGCGGCAAATAGTGCGAAGCGGATGATGACTCAATCGGCTATCAACACCGCGCTTTCGGGCGGCAAACCGGTCGATATTCTCAAAAGCGCGGCATTGGCGGGTGTTACGACAAAAGGTTTTGAAATGGCTCGTGGCGCGTTGGCACAAGATCCGTCGCAAGTGGTCGTCGAAAAGGGCGATACCGTTGCGCCACCGAAAGCAGATGCTTCGCTGCCTAATCAAGTGTACGACGACTTTACCGGCAAAATGGTGGACGTTGCGGCTCCCGCAGCGGCGAAAGGTCCGACGACGCAAGTGTACGACGACTTTACCGGCAAAATGGTGGATGTTTCTGCGGAACAAGCGGCACAAGGTCTGGCGACTGAGGCGGTTCCGGGTAGGGCAACACAAGTATACGATTCCTTCACCGGACAAATGGTAGACGTTGCGTCTCCAGTGGACCCAATGACTATGTTACCTATTAAGTCCACGCAAGGACAACAAGGAGCAGGTGCTGGGGCTGGTGCTGGTGCAGATGCGGGTGCGGGTGCGGGTGCGGGTGCAGATGCTGGGGCTGGTGCAGATGCTGGTGCTGGGGCTGGTGCTGGTGCTGGGGCTGGTGCTGGTGCTGGGGCTGGTGCTGGTGCTGGGGCTGGGGCTGGTGCTGGTGCTGGAACTGGGGCTGGTGAAGCACTTGCTTTATCTGACCTACGAGTTCCCGGCGTGGGAGAAAGCATCAGAACAATTATCATGGGTGACGGCACTTCTGGCGGTCGTCTAGACGCACTCAAAGATCTTTTCTTGCCGAGCCTTCAAAAATCAGATGTAGCCGATGCTTTTGCCAATATGTCGGAAAAAGAGTTCCTAGCTAGTCAATATGGCAAGTTGAACATGACAAAGGCTCAAGCCGTCGATTCTTTTATGGAACAGTTTGGTCCTAATAGAATTCGCACTTACGGCCCCGGTGTTGCCGCAGTGCTGGGCCTTAGCGCGTTATCGAAGCCTGAAGATGTGGAAGGTATCAACTTTGATGACTTACCTTCCGGCATGGACCTTTTGGAGGCTGATCCGTCTAAATACCGAATATATGATGACGACTACGCCTATATTCCGCCCCGATTTACCATAACGAGAGCAGCGGGCGCGGGCCTTGGAGCGCCCGCTTTTCAGCCCACCCCAATTACTACTCCGCCTCTGACCGTAGCCGAGGGAGGTGGGATAATGAACTTCCCGCGCATGAACGGACCTATTGAAGGCCCCGGCACCGAAACCTCTGACGACATCCCGGCCATGCTTTCTGATGGTGAGTTTGTGTTCACGGCTAAGGCAGTGCGTGGAGCGGGTAAAGGTAGCCGAGAAGACGGCATGAAGAACATGTACAACATGATGCGTCAATTTGAGGCTAGAGTCTGATGACGGAAACAACAACCACAACTCAGTATGTACGTGAAGCCCCAGAAATTGAGGCGTATAAGCTAGGGCTATACCAAGACGCACAAAAATACATTCGAGATCTGCAAGCCGCAGGTATTCCACCTCCTGCTCAAGGCATCGCGGGTTTTACAGCAGAGCAGTTAGCTGCGGGCGACATTGTCCGTACAGGGATTGGCGGATATGAACCGTATTTAGCGGGCGCACTTGACGCAAACCAAGCGGCGCAAGGCATGATTGCAGATACCTCTATGCCTTTGCTGCAAGAGTCGTTAGCGCAACAACAGCAAGGTATTTCCGGGTTAGAGCAGGCGCGCTTATTGGCGACTCAGCAGCGAGCAGCGCCGTTCCGGATAAGGGATCAAGCCTTGACGGGTCTTTCTGGCGCAGCAGCAGATATCGCACGTGCCGGAGCAGGCGTAGGTGATCAAGTGCTTGCTGCTCAACGGGGGCTTGGTGAGTCAGGTCGGTTGGGTTTGCAAGCGGCTGCTCAAGCAATGCCCGCGAGTCGACGTGCTCAGTCACAAGCAATGCAATCTGGTCAGCGAGCCGGTCAAATTGCAGGCCAAGGCATGCGCAGCATAGGGCAAGCGCAGCGAGGCATTGCCGGGCAGGTCGGGGGTGCGCAACAGGCACAAGAATTGGCGGCAATGCGTGCCCGACAGTCCACGGCAGCAGCGCAAGGACAACTGAGTCGGGCCGGACAACTGGGACAAGGCGCAGCACTTGCTGGGATTCGTCAGCTAGAAGGTACCGCCGGACAGTTTGACCCTAGTGGTATTGGTGCGTTTATGGACCCGTTTACTCGACAGGTCATCGAAGCGGAACAAGCTGAAATTGCCCGACTAGGCGAAAAACAAATCAATGAAGCGCGGGCGGCTCAAGCAGCAGCAGGCGCTTTTGGTGGTTCCAGAGGAGCCATCATGGAGTCTGAGATTGGTCGAAACGTCTTGGAACAACAAGCGCGGACCGGGGCACAACTCCGATCACAAGGCTACCAGCAAGCGGCGCAACAGGCCCAACAAGCCTTTGAAGCTTCTAAAGCTCGCCAACAGCAAGCGGCGCAGCTTACGGGTTCTTTAGGTCAACAAGGCGCGGGAACTGCTTTGCAAGCGGCGCAACAGGCCGGTCAATTAGGACTGAGCGCAGAGCAATTGGCTCAGACCGGTGCCTTGCAGGGCGGGCAGTTGGGACTGTCCGGTCAGATGAATCAAGCACAACTGGCCCAACAAGCGGCGCAGTTAGGTATTTCCACACAACAGCTACGGAATCAGATGGCGCAACAAGCGGCGCAAACTGCACAAAGACAAGGGCAGCTAGGTCTATCTGCGGCACAACTCGCTCAACAAGGCGCACAGGCAGGCGGAGCATTGGGTTTACAAGGTCAGCAGGCACTGGCTCAAATGGCTGGACAACGCGCAAATATTGCCCAGCAAGGCGGTCAGTTAGGACTGCAATTCGGTCAGTTGGCTCAAAGAGACGTCGATCAACTCGCGGCTCTCGCGCAACAGCGCGGAGCAATGGGCCAAGGTATTGCCGGACTCGCTATGCAGAGCGGGCAACTTGCAGGTCAGTTAGGTAGCCTTGGTGGGCAGCAAGCGGCTCTTGGACAACAAGCGCAGCAACAGCGGGCGGGAGACGTACAGCAGTTGCTTCAGTTTGGTGGCATGGGTCAACAGCAAGCGCAGAACGTGCTTAATGCGCAGTTCGCAGCAGAGCAGGCAGCTTACAACCAGCCCCTCGCGCAGCTTGGCTTCTTGGGCGACATGACAAAGGCTTTGCCATCGTCTCAAAGCGCCGTATTCCAACAACAAGCGCCATCCCCTAGCTTGGCGCAAACCGCAGGTGGCTTGGCCTTGGGTGCCGCAGGTCTGTCGAGGGTGATCTAATGAACGTGATGAATCGACCTATGTTCCGTGCTGGGGGTGGTGCAAACAAATTCCCAGATCTTAGCGGCGACGGCAAAGTAACGCAGAAAGACATATTGATTGGTAAGGGCGTGATCGAAAAGCAAGAAGGCGGCGGTATTGGCGCTATGATGCCTGCTGAAGACGTGGCGATGATGCCCGATCAAATGCCTGCGCCTATGGCCCAACAGCCTCCAATGGACCCGTTAGCTCAAGATGTGCTGATGGCTCGCGAAGAAGGCGAAAAGATTGGTTTGGACTACCTTGCTGAAACCATGGACGGCATCGACATGGCGAGCAACACCGAGGAGCTAATCAACTCCATTCGTGGTAATGATCGTCCCCTGCAAGACCGCGTAGCAGAGCTTGCTACGTTTGTAGGTGAGCAAGATGCTATGCAGACGCCAGAGTCAGTACTGACAATGGTGCAGCCTACTATTATGATGACCGAAGAGGGTGCTATCGACAGTGGCGTCGGTGGGCTTATCCAACAAGTAATTGGCGACACCGACATGGGCGAAGAAATGAGTCAGGGCGTAGGTGCTCTGATGGCTCAAGGTCAACCTGCGCCAGAAATGGCTACTCCCATGGCACCTCCCATGGCACCTCCGCAGCAATTCGCGGTAGGCGGTGCTGTAAAAAAGTTCGCGCCGGGTGGTGAGGCGACGGCTGATCCGGGTTTTCAGACGTATTACGACCAATACTTGCCGGTCTATCAAAATCTTATAGCCGAATCAGAGGAAGAACGTGACCGTGATCGTGGCCTAGCTTTAGCGAAAGCAGGGTTTCAATTTGCTTCTGGTAGAGACGCGAAAGGTCGAAACATCGCAGGTTCTGGGTTTTTAGCAAATTTGGCAAGTGCTGGAGAAACGTTGATTGGTGATATTAGCACCCTTGATCAAGAGCGTCGGAAGTCTCAAAGAGCCGCAAAAACATTGGCGTTGCAGTCTGCTTTTGCAACCGATCAAGCAGAACGTAGTGCCGCTGCGCGAATGGCTGAAAAGCAATATGACCGCATTACTAAACTCGCGGTAGAAGAGCTTAAACAACTCAATAAAGTCAACATCGGCCTATTTGACATAGCTAAAACCGGTACTGATATCGACGGCAACGACATTTTTTCGGTTATCAATACAGCGACCGGAGCAGTACGGACAGGCGTCAGAGGGAGTGAGCTACCGAGCATTTTGAACGAAGCAGCCCGTATCGATGCTGCTGCTCCTACTGATACCGACACCGCTGCTGCTCCAGAGGCTCGAACCGTGGGATTACCGATGGGTTCGGCAGAAGAACGGTCGTTCGCTAACTTTTTCAAAACACTGCCGAGGTACGCAAGGGGCGAGCTTAACAAAACGGATTTGGAAATTTTCGAAACAAACATTGATAGACGATTCGCACCAGAAGTGACCGAACAAGGCGTAAGTTTCAAAGAAAATATCCCTGTTCAAGTTGCGAAACTAATCCAAAAACGTGTAGACGCGGATCTGCCTGTCAATATCAACCCTGAAATACTAGCTAAAGTGAAAGAGTTGACAGACGATCCTCTAGGGACTGTAGCTAGTGATGAAGCAGAAAGCCTGCGTCGTGCAGCAGAAATCCCCATCTTGCCAGAGGGTTTTGATGCATCTAACGCATTTGGGATCAGAACGAACATTGCCGGTGCGTTCGGGAGGACAGCGGCACAGTTACGCGAAGCAACAGAAAATCCTGCGATAGCGAATGCAGAATTAGTGCGGATGGCGGAAGTAAGGCGCGACGCCCAACAGGTCATGGACAATTTGGCGACGCAAACACTCAAGGTCTTTTTGGGCGATGTAGGAGGCCGACCACTAAAATCGGTCACTACCCTCCTTGAAGGTCAGGTAAATCAGCTTAGGCCCGGAAATCTGAATACCGACGAAGCTGCATTGAAGGTGTCGAAAGTGATACGAACTGAAGTCCAATCTGCTTTGCTTACAGCTAACGACATCGTACAAAACCCGAAGCTGCATCCCGGCACAAAAGTTTCTTTAGCTCGCACGGCACAAAAAGAAGCCACTCGTTTGTTGCAAGCTTATGATGACGTGATTTCACAACTTGAAGCGGGCATCGGCTTAATCAAAGACGTAGGTCCGTCTGCGCCACCGATGACGTTGCCGGTCACTGGTGACGACAGTAACGTGAGAGCGGCAGGGCAAGACGCCGTGGAACGCGCCTCTGGTATCTTATTCGGGAATTAAAATGGCTAACGAAAATTTAGAAAAAGCTCGTGCAGCTTATCAAAGTAACTTGCGAGAGCCATTCCAAAATTTGAAGGCTATGGGGTTGATGCCCCAAACAGGGCCTCTGCCCGAGCCAGAAAGCCCGCAGGTGCCCTTAGCAGCAGCAGAGCTAATCGGATTTGAACAAAATTTTGCTCCGGCTGTTCGAGAGGCAGGTTTAGAAGCGACTGTAGAGGCGATTGTAAATAATTTTGAGGGAGCGGGCGTATATCGAGAGTTGCGCGGCGCTGGTTTGAACGATCTCGACATCGTCAAGCGTTACATGAACATCGAAAAAGTCGATCTGCCGATTCAATCCATGCGTGGTCAAGGCCTCACACAAGACGAAATTTTTACTACGTTCCTCGAAGATCTTGGCTTGGATGAAAACGAAGACCTCCTGAAAAAAGGTATTTCGCCACAAGATTTTCTTAGCACGTTCGTCAAAGGCCGACAGTTAACTGCCGGTGAAGCTGCCACAGAGGGTCTAGCACGTGGCGTGACGGTGGGTGCTCCAGCCACTGCTGGCATGATCACTGGAGCCACGGTAGGTCTGCCTTTCGCTCCTCCCTTTGGCTCAATAGTAGCCGGTGGCGCAGGTTTAATTCTTGGCGCAATAGGTGGCACAGAAGCAGAAGAGGCTATTTTCCCTGAAGAACCCGTACTCAACCCAAACACCCAAGCGTTCTTAGAGGGCACGAAAGTGATTGGGGAGGGCTTAACGATGATGGGCGCGCCAAAAGCTTTCAAAGTAATTTCAGATACTGCTTTGAACAGCCAAGCTGGTTTTTTGAACAAGTTGGGCCAAACGATTCGGTTGCGCAGCTTCAACCAAGAAAAAAACCCTGTTTTTCAGCCGGGAGCCATGCCCGAAAATATGCGGTTTTTGCAAAGCAGTGACCCTGTAATGTTTCAATTCCTAAAAACATACAAAGATCGCCCTATTGCTTTTCAAATTGGTGAGGGTGCTTCCGTTGTTGGTTCAGGTCTTGGAGCCGGGTTCGCAGAGCAAGCCGCTCCGGGGCAGTTTGGACCTCGTATACTAGGTGAGGTGATTGGTGGCGTTTCCGCTTCGCCTTTGACCAGCTTGGTATATTTGACGACGGCCAAAGATGCGCTGCAATCAGATGCAAAACAGCTTGCAGGGCAAGCCTCTCAAAGCACCGTCGAAGCTCGCGTAGGCGCGGCTCTGCGGGAACTGCTTATAGCACGAGGTGAAGATCCAGACGCAATCCAACAGCAGCTACGATCTCCGGACTTCAACGACTTGTTGAAAAGTGCCTCAGAAAAATACGACGGCACGACGCGCCCGTTACTTGAGGCGGCGGACATACCTGCGCCAACGTCACGTTCTTTGACTGCAAGTAATACGCTGGGTTTGATCGAAGGGCGACTCAGGGCGTTGAACGGTCGTTTCGGCACCGACGTTCAAAATCAACTCGATAATCAAATACAAGCCGTCAATAACTTAATCACTGCGTTGACGCTGACCGGCGGCAACAATGCAATTCAAGCAGCCGCGCAAATTCGTAATAGACACTTCTCTGATTTGATCAACCAGCGCCTAGATTTAGCTTTGCAGGATGCTACGAAAGCGGTTGACCAGATCAACCCAAACGATATCACTGCACGTAACGAAGCCAGCAAACGTATCAGTTCGATCATTGAAGGAGTGTTCCAAGACGCCAGAGCGCAAGAAAAACAGCTATATGGTCAAGTCCCCAACAATGCAATTGTTGGGCAAGACAACTTCGTTGCGACTATTCAAGCCGAAATGGCTATACAACGCCCCGAAGTAATTAGGGAGGTATTCCCTCGCGCTGCTGCTGAAACAGGAGCACGTTTTTCAGAGCAAATCCAAGCAGCGGCACTTGACTCGCGGATCGCAACATTGGAGGAATTAAAAAACAGGACGCCTGCACCGGGGGACAATTTCCCGCGCTTGACTGAGCAAGACCGCCAAAATACGGGCCTTAATGCATTTTTCGAAGTTGACCGAGCGTTGACGCAAGCACGAAAGGACCGAGAAAGATTTGGTGACGTAACTCAAGATCCACCGACGTATCAGCAAATGGTAGAATATCGGTCTTTCTTGTTGAAAGAGGCGCGAAGAGCGGCTAGCGGTGAAAATCCCGGCATGGCAGACGCAAGAGTTTATGGGGTTCTAGCGGACGCAATACGGCAGGATCTTGGAGATCTAGAAAACCTACAAACGCTCAACCCAGATATATCGGCCAATGATCTTGCTGCGGCAGACACGGCCAGAGCTTTTTCAAAAGTATTCAACGACACATTTCGGCGTGCTTTCCCTAACAAAGTGTTGCAGAACAAGGCTACCGGAGCAGATTTCGTGCAGCCTGAACTGCTCTATCGCCAAATCTTCCAAGGCCAAGACGACGAAACCATGCTGCGCATGCGGGAGATAGACGACGCTGTGCGTTTTCTTGTCAACGATGCAACGCCCGGTGGGCTACAAACAAATCAAAACGCCCTAGACGCCGTTCTTGCGCGCACGGGCGCACTTGAATACAACTTCGATTTGGTGATGCGTGCATTGGCCGACAACCCAACAGTAATCAACCCTGAGACAGGGGAGGTTAACACGCGTGCCGTCGCAGCTTTTGTAAAACGTAACGAAGGCACGCTTGAAAGATTACCTCAGTTAAAAGCGGATCTCGAAAATTCAGCAGCTACTCAGGTTCTCCTGCAACAAGCACGGAGTGAGGCAAAAGAAGCAGAGCGGGCCACGGCTTTCGGTACGGTTAAATTATTTGAGCAGTTAACGGGCGAGTTGCCGGTTTCTGCAATACAAAACGTTTTGCGGTCTGACGCGCCAGAACAAGGCATGAAAAACTTGGTCACGCGTTTGAGAGAAGGTGCGCGACGAAGTGAGAGCGGAGATGCTCCGGAGGGCTTACCAAGAATCACTCTAGACGCGGTTGATTCTGAAATACGTGATGCAGTTTTCGAGGCGGCGAGACAATTTTCGCAGAGTGACAAGGATTCGATAACAGGCATCCCTGACTTCGCAAAACTACAAACTTTTTTTCTTAATCCGCGCGGGAAAGTCCCGCCGCTCATAAAGACTTTAGTAGACGCTGGTATTTTTACAGATGCCGAGCGAGTGCGCTTGCGTAAGCTGCTTGTTGCGGGCGAGGGTGCGCAAAAACGTATTAGTGACCCTGCTTTCGATATTCTAGAGGATGTGGAAACCGGCACTGACGTCTTGACACAATTATTAGTCAGAATTACGGGTTCAAAAATAGGGTCAAGTGTCGGCGATTTGATGCCGGGCCGAACCTCGCAAGGCTTGATCGAAGCACAAGCTGGTTCACAAGCCGCCATGCGACTTTTGAATGCATTGCCGGTAACCACTGTAAACAGCGTCTTGGAAAACGCTATCAAAGACCCTGAGTATCTGGATCTCTTACTAGACAAAAATCTTTTGTCTCCTACTGGCAGCAAGTTATCCGCGTCAAGACGTCTGCTTGGGGTTCGCAAACTAAACGCCTATTTTAAAAACGCCATAGGCGTAAACATCGGCGCAATGATTGCGGAGGACCAGCCGACCACCAGCGAGATGCTGCGAGTAGAAGAGTTTAGGCAGCAAGGCGCGCCGTTCAGGGCACCTAAACCCCAGCCGGTGGCTCCGCCACAAGCAGCAGCGCCCATAGCTGCGCCGCTTCCAGCGCCTCAACCCTCTCCCTTACCTCAAGGCGCGCCAAACCCGCAGCAACGTCAGCAGTTCGCGGCACTGTTCCCTAACGATCCGTTGTCTGGATTGATACAGCAGCAAGGAATTGCTTCTTTGCGTCAGTCACCGGTCTAAACTAGCCATTTCTTAGCTTCTTCGCCCAGCACTCGCTGGGCCAGATCAATCTTATTGCGTAACGCAGCGATGATCTTCTCGTCTACCGTGTCTGGACTGACCAGATCTACATACAGGACATGTTTGGTTTGACCAATGCGATGTGCTCTGTCTTCTGATTGCAGGCGTATTTCTAGATCGTATTGGTTGCTGTAATACACCATGTTGGTTGCGGCGGTCAGTGTCAGACCGTAGCCCCCGGTCCGTGGGTTAGCGACAAAGAAGCGTAGCTCGTTATCTGGATCTTGAAAGTCTGCCACCATTTGATCGCGCTCTTGCACAGGCGTATCGCCGTAGAACGTACACACGGATCGCGGACCATAGACCTTCGCCAGTTCGTCCTTGATCTTCCCAATATCAAACACCCAGCTAGCCCATATGATGACCTTGCCATTCATCTCGCTGATCACGTCCAGCAGTTCGCTCATACGGTTGTTAGGTATTTCCTGCACCTGACCATCGTCCGTCTTCAAATGCCCACAACAGATCTCTTGCAAGCGCATGATCTGCGTCAGAACGCTTTGCGTCGTCGATAGTTCGCCTTTCTCTAGCATCGCCAGTGCCATTTCTTTCATTTGCTTGTAGGCAGATTCTTGTTCCTTCGTCAGCGGCACCTGCCGTTGCATGTAAATCTC